CCGTCGCTGGGTGTTCCCCGAGGACTACGACTGGGCCGACCTGATCGACAACTTCGACAAGCTCCGTCTCCTCGCCGACCCGCAGTCTGCCTACTCGCAGAACGGGCTCTACGCGATGGGCCGCGCGATCGACGACGTCATCATCTCGGGCATCTTCGGCGCGAACAAGACGGGCGAGGCCGGTGGCACGACCACCAACTTCGACACCGCCAACCAGCAGGTCGCTGTGAACTACGCTGCCGCTGGCAACGTGGGCCTCACGGTGGACAAGCTGCGTGAAGCGCGTCGCATCCTGATGGAGAACGAGGTGGATCTCGACGCCGAGCCCGCCTACTGCGCCATCAGCGCCGAGCAGCACGACGATCTCCTCGGGCAGCTGCAGGTCACGAACGCCGACTTCAACACCGATGCTCCGGTGCTGCAGGATGGCAAGGTGACCCGCTTCCTCGGGATCAACTTCATCCACACCGAGCGTCTTCCGACCTCCTCGAGCCACCGCCGCTGCCCCGTCTGGGTGCCGTCGGGCGTCCACCTCGGCATGTGGAACGACATCCAGTCCAACGTCACGCAGCGTCGTGACCTGTCTTCGCATCCCTTCCAGGTGTACCTGATGGGAACCTTCGGTGCCACGCGCACCGAGGAGAAGAAGGTCGTCGACATCCTGTGCGCAGAGTAAGGGAGTAACCAACCATGGCAGTCGAAGCTCGCAAGTCCTCCCTCGTCACCAACGCTGACGCGGTCCCTGCTGTGCTCAACAACCCCCGTGTAGACGGTGGGTTCGAGCGCACCAAGGTCGCAACGGTCGAGATCGTCAGCGCCGACTCGGTCGCCTCGACCTACCGGATGTTCCGGGTGCCGTCGAATGCGGTGGTCACCGACCTCCGTATCTACGCCCCGGACATCGGCACCACGACCGCCGCCGATATCGGCCTCTACCGCACCGCCAAAGACGGCGGCGCGGTGCAGGATGCCGATTTCTTCGCGTCGGCTCTGGTGCTCAACGCGGGTGCCATCAACGGCACGGATGTCCTGCACGAGGCGGCGGTGTTCACCATCGCCAACTCGGGCAAGGAGCTGTGGGACGCCCTCGGTCTCACGAGCGACCCGTCGGTGTTCTACGACGTCACCATGACCCTCACGGGCGCTGCTGACGCCACCGGCACCGTGAAGCTCATCGGTCGCTACACGGCGTGACCAACCGGGGCGGGCCGGGTGACCGGCTCGCCCCTTCTTTCGGGAGAGAGACATGGCAGACCGTTTCTACGGCATCGATCGCGGCAACGCCGGGGTCCGCAACGTGACCGAGAGTTCGTCCACGACCAGCCTCGACGTCGAGGTCCGGGTCGATCTCATCGGCATGAGCAAGCTCGAAGTGCTCACGCTGCTCGACACGCTCAAGGAAGCGATCATCCAGGACACTTGGCCGCCAGCCTAATAGCTGCGGGAGGAGCCCGTGGCTACGAGTGACGTCGCAATCGCGAACCTCGCGCTCACCAAGATTGGTGACCTGCGCATCGGTTCGCTGACTGAGAACACCAAGCCTGCGCGTGAGCTGAACGCCATCTACGGGATGCTGCGCGACAAGCTGCAGCGGACCTACAACTGGCGGTTCTGCGTGAAGCGGGCGAACCTTGCGGCTGACGTCGCGACGCCGGTCTTCGGCTACTCGTACCAGTACACGCTGCCGTCCGACTGCCTGCGCATCCTGCAGGTTGGTGCGTACTTCCCGGCCCCTGACCTGTCCGACCTGATCGGCGGCGGTGGGCAGGAGTACCAGCTCGAGGGCGGCAAGATCCTGACCAACTCGTCCGGGCAGATGAACCTGCGCTACCTTGCGCGGGTGTCTGACCCGACCAAGTTCGACTCGGCATTCGACGAGGCGTTCGCGGCCCTGCTGTCGTACAACGTCGCTGAGGCCCTGACGCAGTCGGACGCCAAGAAGAACGCGGCGCTGCGCGACTATCGCCTGTGCCTGACTGAGGCGGTCCGTTCGAACGCCATCGAGAACCCGCCGGAGAGCATCGCCGACACGACTTGGCTGTCCGTGAGGCTCTAATGCCGAGCGTCAATCCAGCCATCGTCAACTTCAACGGGGGCGAGGTCGGGTCGCTGATGAGCGGCCGCACCGACTTCGACAAGTACGCATCCTCGGCCTACCGCATGCGGCGGTTCATCCCGACCGCTCAGGGTCCGGCGAAGCGGTGTCCGGGGACGAAGTACGTCCTGCAGGCGCGGTACCCCAACAAGCGGGTGTGGCTGCAGCGGTTCGAGTTCGCCTTCGACCAGGCGTACATCATCGAGTTCGGCGACTACTACTGCCGGTTCTACACCGACCGTGGCGTGGTGCTCGAGGACCCGCTCGACATCTCGAACATCACGCAGGCAAGTCCCGGCGTGCTGACCTATGTGGGCGCAGATCCGTCGAACGACGACTGGATGTACGTCTCGCTCGTGAACGGCATGTCGCAGGTCAATGGCCGGTATGTGAAGGTGACGAACGTCAACGTGGCGGCGAAGACCTTCGAGCTGTACGACATCGACGGCGGGGTCATCGATACGACCGGGTACACGGCCTACAACGGCGGCGGCGATGTAGCGCGGGTCTACACGGTCGTGAGTCCGTATGCCGAGGAAGACCTGTTCACGGCTGAGAACACGTCCTCGCTGTCCATCTCGCAGTCTGGCGACGTGCTGTACGTCGGCTGCGAGGGGTATGCGCCGCAGACCCTGACGCGCAGCGGGAACACGAGTTGGGCGTTCGCGGACTATGCGCCGACCGATGGCCCGTTCCAGCGCGAGCCGGACACGAAGTTGGACTTCTCGCTCTCGGCGACGACCGGCAACGTGACGGTGACCTCGAGCGCGGCCATCTTCGACAACGACTCGGTGGGAATGCTCCTGCGGTTGCAGCCGGTGAACATCACCACGACGCAGTGGGAACCGGCGAAGTCCATCACGGCGGGCGACATCCGCAAGTCCTCGGGCAAGTTCTACGAGGCGATGAACAGCGCCACGACCGGCGCGATCCGGCCTATCCACGAGGAGGGGCAGGACTACGACGGCAACACGGGCGTGCTGTGGAAGTTCCTGCATCCGGGCTACGTCATCCTCAAGATCACGGCGGTGACGAGTACGACACAGGTGAGCGCCGACGTGGTCGGCCCCGGTGTCGCGCCGTCGGAACTGCTCTCGACGACCTCCTGCGCGTACCGTGTGGGCGCGTGGGGGCTGGGCATGGGCGGGGCGTACCCGTACAAGACGGCCTTCTGGCGCGACCGGCTGTGGTGGGGCGGTGGGCAGAACCTGTACGCCTCGGTGGCGGGGGACTACTCGTCGCACGCGGTCGATACCTTCGGTGAGATTCTGGCCGACAACGCGCTCAACCTGACGCTCGCGGTCGGAAATGTGGACAAGGTGCGCTGGCTGCGCCCGGGTAATGCGCTCATCGTCGGGACTGCGGGGGCTGAAATTGCCGTTCGCGAGAACGTGACGACTGCCCCTCTCGGCCCGGAGAACGTGAAGTTCGACCTGCAGTCGGCTGAGGGGTCGATGGAGCTCGAACCCGCCTTGGTTGAGGATGCGGTCATCTTCGCCCGCGTGGGTGGGCGGCGCATCATGGAACTGCGGTTTGACCTGCAGGTGGATGCGTTTGTACCTCGGGACATGAACGTGCTCTACCCCGAGATCACGCGCTCCGGCATCGTGGACATGGAATACCAGAAGGAGCCGGATGACATCATCTGGTGCGTCCTGGGGAACGGGCAGCTTATCGGGCTGACCTACGACCGCGAGCAGAACATCTACGGCTGGCACCAGCATCCGGTCGCAGGCCGGGACGCGAAGGTCGAGGCGGTGCAGATCATCCCGAGCCCGAATGGGGACTTGGACGACGTGTGGCTGGTGGTCTCGCGCACCATCGAGGGCGACTTCCCCTACGAGCTCGCGCTCGAGGCCGGTGGCAACCTTCTGACCGAGGGGTCTGACCAACTGGTCATCGAGACCGATGTCACCCGCACGCAGCGGTTCATCGAGTACATCGGTCAGTCGCTGGAGGAAGGCGAGGACATCCAGGGGGCGGGGTATCTTGATGCCTCGCTCGAGTTCAACGCGGTGGTGTTCGCCGACCTGTTCCTCGGTGAGGGGTACCAGACTGCCGGGTCCACGAACGTGTCGGTCACGGTGACGTCGAGTCTCGAGATCGCGAGCGAGGCAGACGAGTTCATCATCGCGGAGAACGGCGACTTCATCAGCATCAACGACCCGGTGTTCCTGCCGGGCGACGTCGGGCGCGAAATCGTGTATCGCTACTACGACGAGACGAACGAGCTCTGGCGCTCGGCGCGTGCGGAGATCACGACCGTCATCGACCAGGAGTCGGCGCTGGTGACCATCGTCGCGGCGTTCCCGGACGATGACGTGCCGTTCAACGAGTGGCGGCTGACGGCGACGACCCTGCGCGGGCTGTGGCACCTCGAGGGCGAGACGGTCTCGGCGCTTGCGGACGGGCAGGAGGTCAAGGATCTCGTGGTGACGGACGGCGCGGTGACGATGCCGTTCCCGACCTCGCGTGCGACGATCGGTTATCCGTACACCTCCACGCTTGCGACGCAGCGCATCGAGGCCGGGTCGGCGCTCGGGACGGCTCAGGCCAAGGTGAAGCGCATCCACAAGTGCGGGTTGCGGCTGTACTCCAGCCTCGGCGGCAAGGTGGGGCCGGGGCCGACGAACCTCGACCTCATCCAGTACCGGACGCTGAACGACTTCATGAACGAGGTGCCGCCCCTGCTGACGGGTGACACGGACGTGTTCGCCTTCCCGGGCGGGTACGAGACGGACGGGCGCATCTGGGTGGTGGCTGACCAGCCGCTCCCGATGACCGTCATCGCGCTGTACCCCGAGATGGAGACGCAGGGATGACGTTCGAGGTGCTGCCCTTTGTGCCTGCCGACCTTCGGGAGTTGAGCCTGCAGCCCTCGCAGGAGTTCCTGTCGGCGTTCATCGGGCGTTCCGGGTATGGGCAGGAGTTGGTCGAGGCTGGCCCCTGCTACACGGCGCGGGCGGGCGGTCGGATTGTCTGCTGCGCCGGGCTCGTGAACCTCTGGGAGGGGCGTGCGTCGGCGTGGGCGCTGCTCTCTGCGGACTCTGGCCGGTGGATGGTCCCGCTGCATCGGGCGGTCGCGGAGTTCTTCGACGGCTGCGGGATCGAGCGCGTCGAGGCCTATGTGGTGCCAGACTTTATGCCCGGTCACCGATGGGCGAGAATGCTCGGGTTCGAGCGTGAGGGCCGGATGCGAGCCTTCCAGCGAGGTCAGGATATGGACATGTACGCGAGGGTGCTCTGATGGCAGACCCGGTCACTTTGGGAGTCATCGCCTCGGCTGCGGCGGCTTCGTCCCTGATGGCGACAGGCCAACAGCGGCAGATCGGCGCGGCTCAGGCGCGGGCGCTCGAGATAGAGGCCGGGGTCGCTCGGCGGCAGGCTGGCCTTGAATCCGAGGCGCTTGGCCGGGAGACGCGGCGGCAGTTCGGCGAACTTCGGGCGGCGGGCGCTCAGGCGGGCTTGCTCGACTCGGTGTCCTTCGGGGACGTCTACAAGCAGGCGGCGACGGCTGCGGAGTTGGACGCACTGTCTCTGGCGTATCAGGGTGAGACGCAGGCGCAGGGCCTGCTGACAGAGGCTCGCATCACCCGTGCCGCCCGCCCGTCGTGGACTCAGGGCGTCCTGCAGGCTATGGCCATGGGCATCGGCCAATATGCAAGCGCGGGTGGCACGATGCCGGGAAGCCGCCCGAATGCGTCGCAGTTGACCGGGGTGAACGTGACGGGACGGCGTGTTCCGACCACGCTCACCACCACGACCAGCCGATACTCGGGGCCGAGATAATGGCGAAGCTTGAGTTCTACCGTCAGCAGGTTGTTCCGCGCATCGCTACGCCGAGTGCGCGTGGGCTCGCTGCTGTCGGCACTCAGGCTGCGGAGACCACCGAGGCCATCGCCAGAGGTGCGCAGGCGTTCGCGCAGATGCAGCAGCTCTCCGAGCGCGTGGGGCAGGCCGAGCGAGCGCAGAAGCTGACGCAGTTGAACGCAGCGGCGATGCAGTCGCTGAACGAGTTCGAGCTCGGGCTCGAGACCGACACTGATTACGGCACCTACGAGTCTCGTTACGACAAGCAGCTCCAGAAAATCCAAGACGACGTGGCGAAGGTCACGGACGGCGACAACGCGCTGTTCGAGGCGTGGCGATCGGACTTCGCCCGCACGGCCATCGACAAGCGGTTCAACGTGCGCCGCGCTGCGGTCAAGGGTCGCATCGGGGTAGCGCGTGCGGACCTCGACCAGTCGCTCGGCATCTACGCGGGACTGGCCGGGTCGGACGACCCCGCGAAGGATGCGGACGTCTCTGCGCGGGCGAACCTCGCCATCCAAGACGCGCTGGCGGCGGGCATCATCTCGCCGCAGGAAGCGGTGGACAAGTCGCAGAAGTTCAACAGCTCGGCCATCACCAACCGGGTGAACCGGGACATGTTCAACAACCCGATCGCCACGCGGCAGCGGCTCATCGACAACGCCTACCCCGGCCTCGACGAGCCGACCCGCACCAAGCTCTTGAACCGTGCGACGGACGAGGCGACGCAGGCCATCACCCGCCAGAACGCTGTCGAGGAGCGGGCCGACCGTCAGGCGCGGCGTGCGCGGGACGACATGGAGCGCAACCTCGGGT